TGTGCCAGACGCGGTATATGTTCCTATGCCAACCTCAAAGTCCGTGCCGTCAGTGCAGGAATAATATGTTGTATTCCCATCACCTATTTCCGTAAAAGCATCAAAACCAACAATGGCACCAGCAAGAGTTAACGTGCCAGTGCCTGTCGTGGATGTTGCTTCTTTAACACGGTCTTTGATGACTAAAGCCATTACTTCAACTCAATGCTCAGGTTAGTTGCGTTGATACGGAAAATATCGCCAGAAGCAATTGTCTTGCTTGCATCAAGCTCACCAATAAACATTGTATTACCGCCATCAAACCATAGCTTTGTATCGTCTGCTATGGTGACAGTAGTATCCAATGTTATAGATGCCTGTGATGTCACACCAGCTACCCTAACAACAGTAGAGGCACCCGTGTTATAAACAATGTCACCAACAGAGATTGTCGCGCCAGTATTACCGTCCAAAGCTACGCTAGTAGAGCCAGATACAGCCCCATTTACCACTGCTACTCCAATAGCCGCATCTGAGACAAAGGCGTGGGTTACAGTATAGCTTGCAATACCGCTAGAAGCTGACCACTCAACATTTCCATCATTGATGACTTGCTGTTGGTCGGAAATAACGGTGTCCCCAGCAGTATGCGCCGCAGCGGTTGTGCTAGATGTACCACGAGTACACCCTGTCAAAATGCTTGTGCCATCAAATGTGAGGGCAACATCATCTGACAAGGTTACAGCAGTGTCTACAGTAACAGTAGGAGAGCTAAAAGCAGTTACACGAACCGTACCAGAAATACCTGTTCCTGTTACCACCATGCCTTCAGCAATTGTGCCAGAAACACCGTCTACAGCAATAGATGTAGAGCTTGAAACCGCGCCATTTACGTTAGCCGTTGCTGTTGTGTCTTTGCCTGTATAAGTGATGATTTCATCATTTATAGAAACAGTCCCAGATGTTGGAAAGGCTTCGGCATCTGTTAGAGCTAAATAGGTTTGAGAAGCATCAGCGTTTTGACCCAATGTAGTCACAGATTGCTTCCAGTTAGCCGCAGTTATCTGCTGACGAACATAGTTTGCATCTTCTGATGCCACACTTACTTCTGTTAAGTTACCTTTCTCAGCATTTGATACTGCGGTAGCCAAACCAACATATATGCTGTCGCCAGGTGAAGCGAAGGAAAGAGAATCATTCTTGAACAGATAGTCCAAGATGCGTCTTTCCAGATATGTAGTTGCCGCATTGCTTGTTGCCATTTTACAAACTCCTAAGTTCTTGGCCTATCTGGTAAGCCCCGTCTATATGCATCACTGTTTTCTCTGGCTTCTGCCAAATCTTTCAGTCGTTGAATTTCCTGTCCAAACCTTTGCTCGTACAGTTGCATCATATCGGCTTCACCTTTCATGTAAGTATATGCTTCTACGAGTGAGCCGTAAAGAAGAGCGTTAGGGGCATTTTCGCTCAACCATGATGTGCCGCTATCAGCCCCTGCTGTAATACTAGCTGGGCGATAATAATAATGAAGCTCTACTGTGTAAGCTGAATCTGGAGTAGGACTTAAAATAAAGTTGTCTACGTCAAATATACCGTAATATTTCGGCTCTCCAGTAGCACCTGAATCAATTGTGTATTGCTGTACAAAGTTAACATCTTTTATGAGCAGAAACTCCTGGTTGCCCGTGCTGGTTAACTGCAAAGAAAAGGGAGCCAAGTAATCACTTGGTACGCTTAAATAAGGGTCGCTGGCGGTTAAAGTAGAAGTAGCATTCTTGCGAAATAACTCCAAATCCACCAATGTAAATATTCTATCTTCAGCAGAACGAATAAAAATAGGCAAATTATTCACAAAAGACGTTTCTGTGTTTTCTGCAAAATCCTGTATTGCTGTCTTCAATTGACCATATGTAAAAGACATCTATTATCTCCTATGCAGAAAGCGTAACGGGCCCAGCGGACGCATTTTCACCGCCGCCTCGTGTATTACCTGTTGTTGCGGTTCCGCTGGAGGCTGTAAACGAATAATTGTTCGCATCCACGACAGTAATTGTGTAACCACTTGCATTTTGTATCACCGCACTACTAAAGCCATCAAAAGGTTGTACATTTCTAAAACGCACAATATCAGAAGTAGAGCGTCCATGTGAAGGCTCTGTTACTGTTACAACTGCGCTGCCAGAAGAACCTGTCTTAAAAGAGTTTGGGCGCAATAAGTTTGCAACCGCTGGTTCTGTTCTGTCTGGTCTTGGGTCTTTAATTGCTTCCGCATCCGTTACTTTTCTATTGGGCTCCAACTGAGGGTGCTTTGGCTCCCACTCATCTTTACCAACAAGAAAGCCATTCCACTCTTTTCTCATGTCCGTTTTTTTATAACGAAACCCAGAGCGGTCAGATATGCCATATGCATATTTTCCAGAGGCGAACTTTGCCATTAAGAAATCCTATAAAAATTAAGATTTGGCGTTACATTAAATGACGCCCTATCTCTATCTTCAGATAAAGCTCTCTCAAACTCTTCTTCATATACACTTTTCAACAATTGCACTCTATCTGGCGCTTTTTTCATTGATAAGTAGTAAGCTAAACCAGCCGCTAGGCATGGATAAAATCTAAACGGCACACCAACAGTGTTAACTGTAGTATCGGCATCGTCTAACCTAGTTAAACAGTCATAAACAAGAACATCTGTGCTATTCTCTGGTGCAGGCCAAATCTTTACAACTGGAGTTATTTGCCTGTCTATAAAAAACTGAGTTGGCCTTGCTTCTGTTGCCTTGTCTGGAATATTTAAATAATCATCTCTGCTAATCTTGCTCATATTAATGTCTGTGGAGCTTCGGCGAACAACCATAGACAAGACATCAATTACATCGCTATCTAATGAATAAGAAGAAGTGCCCTGAACAAGCGCTTGAGTTCTTTGCTCTATTGTCCATTGATTTAATCCTCTGTTTGCCCATTCCGCAAACATAAGGTTCATAGAGCGTTTAGCTGTTTTTAGGTCATAGCCTGTTCTTAACTCCAAGCCGCAACGCTCGAAAGCTTCTTCAATGTAGTCAGATACATTTAATTCAAAATCTGTAGAGCCTGAAACTGCCATTTACTTTTTCTTTCTCTTTAGAGACTTGACGCGGCGAGGCTTGCCTGCTGGCTGACCTATGCGCTTCTTCTGGGCTATCCTACTACGTTTTTCGGCAGCAGTCATCTCCTTCGATGTTTTTGGGGTTTTAGAAGACACTCTTTTAGAGGGGCGACAATATGGAGTACCCCGTTTTTCACCTTTGCGTCTGCCACATGCCTTCCCCGTGCGGACATCCTTCCAATCTTCTTTGAACCACCGCTTGAGATTAGCTCCAGCTTTTGTTTTTCTAACCGCCATATTCGCCCCATCAATACATTCTAGTCGGCTTATCTCTCATAACCGCGCCGCCACCACGCATCTTCTTCGCTTTGGACTTGTTGCCCCAATTCTTTGCGCCAACCTTGCGACACTTTGCGATTGCACCTGAAGCATACGCGCTAGGAAATACGCGGTAGCGAGCCTTTACTTTCTTATAACAAGCATCTTTTGGCATCTTTTTGCCTCTTGGTTTACTTATCTGTTGGGGCGTTTGCGAGCGTGATATCGGCAAGTTTTTTCTCCGAAATAAATTGTTCCCACATAGGCCTAATCATTTGATAATTAGCGTCAACCTTTGCATGTGTCTCTGCTAGGTCAACCTTCATATCAACAATACTAATGCCAACCCAGCCAATAAACGGCACGGATAAAGCTGTGAAAAAACCTATTACACCTATCAAAATCTTAACTAGCATTTCCATCTACGCCTCGCCTGTCTCAAGCGGCTATTCGGATTTTTAGCCGCCTTGGGAAACTTCTTCATTTGACCAGCGCTGCGAGCGCAGAACGATTTGCGGCGCTTTGCGGCTGCCGAACCTTTTTTAACCTTGCCTGTAACGGCGGTCTTTAACTTTGAGCCAGGATTTGCCTTGCGATACGCGGCAACACCCTTCTTTGTCATACCCGCGCCAGCTTTGGTTTTGCGGTAATTACCGCCCTTACCAGTAGTTTTGCGGATAGGCTTTTCTTTTTTACGCGCCATTATACACCCACCTCATTTTTAATATACACGATATCAAAGCTTGCAGAAACCTGTAGGTTTGCATTTGAACTACTGGCAATAGCACGCATCTCTATATCAGTTTTTTCTGGTATGGCTTTAGGGATTGGATAGTTAACAACATTTTGACTCAGCACAACAGTATGCTTGTCTTGTGTTCTGAACACACCATCAGGCTCTCTTGTTACAAGCCTCGTGATGCCAAATTTGTTGTTTTGCTCTGTATAACAAGTTGTGTTGTTCTGAAGCATATACGCGGTATATCCAGCAGGAACAGTCCACACCGCCATCAGCGTTTGATTTTCACCGAGCGTGATGCGAGCGTATGTTGTTCCAGTGTTGGTGATGTTTATCGTGCCAGAGGGTTCCTGTGAGCCTGCTATAAAAGCTCTGAACACACGAAGAAAGAAAGAGTTGGTTTCAGCTACGCCAGTGCCGTCCAGCGTCACCGTTTCAGAAAGCTCGTTATAGTCAGCGTCCAAGCCTTGAATAGTTACCTGAACATCTTCGTCATTTGCGCCGTCTGTGCTGGTCGCAGTCATCTTTACAGCAGATGACGGATAGGCGTATAAGCCGCCCACATCCCAAATGGTTTCCTCTATGTCTTGAACAAGAGAATTAAAACCAAATTTGTGCAATTTATAGTGTAAAGTAATTTGCCCACGAGACACCTGTAACTCAAATGGTTCTGATGTACCAACTTGGGTTATGGAACGTATCTCGTGGGGCACAACAGTCTCCTAAGACAAGAAGATTGTAAGTTTGTTGTTTGAACCTGAAAGAGCTGCCACAAAGCACCCCTCAGTGGCAAGGATGCCATCGTCAGGGATGTTCATAACGTGATTGCCTGTGCCAAAGCTTTGCTGAAGCAAAACTTCGCCAGACGCGGAACCATTCTTTATGGTTAATGCGCCTGTGGCAGCAGCGTAGATAACAACTTGGCGGACGCGAGAGCGAGCCGCTCCCACAACTGCCGCAGTGTCACCTTGGTCAAAATTAAAGGCTTTTACTGGACCAGCCATAATAGCCTCCTATTAAGCGCCTGCGGTTGCGCCAGTGTCTACGCGAATCCAATTTGAACCGTCAGAAAACACAAGGTTGCCTGTACCATTGGTAGCAGTTTCAGAAGCCTTGAGAGCGTCAGATACATAGTAGATGTACCCTTCGTTGTCGGCTGAAGCGGTTGGCAGGTTTGCGAATGTAATTGGATTTGCCCAGAAAGCGGTGTTTGACTTAACTGGACCTGAGAAAGTTGTACGAGCCATTTGATACTCCTGTCGTGGCTAGTGTCAGCCGCACCATGCGACTGTCAGGGATAATTTACTATACAATAAAAAAGGGCGGCTGAAAAGCCGCCCCTTTCCGAAGAATTGTTCGCTTTATGCGCCTGGTGAACCAAACACAGCGCGTGGGTCGGAATAACCGAAGCTATAACGCTCACGAGCTTTAAAGCGCATGTTACCTGAGTCGAAGTCAGCTTCCATGCCTGTAGACATTGGAGTACGCTC